AGGGACAATTTCACCTTACGCATGGGCAACGTGCCCAACCATACCTAAAGCCATCTGCAGCGGACCATTTGAGCCAGTACAAACAAATCATAGAATCTGAGTTAAAACGTTGACATTTCTGCCCGAATATGGTACAATATATTCGAGGTGGGAACGATGAAAAACAACAAAAACATCAAGGATTTAACTGGGCAGAGATTTGGCAGATTGGTTGTAGTCGGTCTGCATCCAACGGAAACGCGAAAAACCTATTGGGTCTGTCAGTGTGACTGTGGAAATGTGAAAATTGTTCGTTCTGATAGCCTGCAATGCGGCGCAATTCGCTCTTGTGGTTGCTTGAAAAAGGAACAGGATAAGAAAAACCTTATCTTGGGCGATGGGCGCAGGAAGTTTGCAGAGACCGGATTTAAGGTTGGGGGAACAAGGATTTACAACATCTGGCAAAACATGAAAGCAAGGTGTTATAATGAACATGATGCACGATACGACAGATACGGCGGACGTGGCATAAAGGTATGCGAGGAATGGCGTTCTGATTTTATTGCGTTCCATGATTGGGCCATGTCCCACGGATATCAGGATGATTTGACCATTGACCGCATTGACAACGATGGTGACTATTGCCCTGATAATTGCCGGTGGTCCACGGTTAAAGAACAGTGCAATAACCGGAGTACAAACGTCAATATCAAAATCGGGAACGCTACAAAGACCCTTACGGAGTGGTGTGAGATATTCCAACTCGACCCTATAAAGATACATTCTCGATACAAATTGCATGAGTTTATCAGCATAGATGATTTATTCAACCCGTAGGCAACTGGCACATGATCCACGGTAATAAACCGCAGCCGTTTCTGAAACCTGCTGCCGCCGATCATGCCGCACAGTATCGGGACATTTTGGAAAGCGAGCTAAAAAATGGATAACGAGACCATCAAGGCCATCGAGGCCATTATACGGCGCGGCAATGACGCGGAGATCCGGCGCAAGGGCGACGGGTATATCGTGTTAGAGGTAAAAAAGACAATCAAATATTCAACTTCCGCGTAATAGGGCGCGGAAAAGGGCAATAGGAGCCAGCTACCGAGTTTTTCTCGGTGGTTGGCTCTTTTGTTTTAGGTAAAACCCGCGAGGTACAGCGGTTTTTATACAACGTTCGCCCCCGAAGAATTGGGGCCAAGGAAAAGGAGAACGAATAACATGGCGAAATTTACGAGAGCGGAAATTAGAAATATTCTCGGCGAAGCTTGCACCGAAGAGATCGAAAATCGCTTGGTTGCGCTGCATCTGGGCGTGGTTGACCCCCTCAAGGACGATCTCACGAAGTACAAGGCGGACGCGGAGAAGCTGCCCAGCGTCCAGAAGGAATTGGACGACCTCAAGGCAGCGGGTGACGGCGGCTATAAGGAAAAGTACGAGAAGGAACACTCGGCCTTTGAAACTTACAAATCCGACGTCACGGCAAAGGAAAGCAAGGCGGCAAAGGAAAAGGCCGTGCGCGCTTACTTTGAGAGCAAAAACATCACCGGCGCAAATTTGGACCTTGCCATGCGTGGCTGCGGCGAAGAAATGGCCGCATTGGAGCTGGACGGCGAGAAGATCAAGGACACTAAGAGCCTTGATGCACTCGTAAACGGCACCTACAAGGGGCTTGTCTCCACCACGCAGACGCACGGTGCGAATCCTGCCAATCCCCCGGCGAACACCGGTGGCGCGAAGACCCGCGAGGACATCTATAAGAAGGACGATAAGGGCCGCTATGTGATGTCTACGGCGGAGCGCCAGAAAGCGCTTGCCGATCTGATGGCAAGCGAAAACAACTGATTTTTTGAAAGGAGCTATTTATGGCTGCGAAAACTAACGTAACAACTTCTGCCCAGTTTACCACTTCTGCCCGTGAGGTGGATTTCGTGTCCCGCTTCGCTGATAACTGGGACGCACTGCGCAACATCATGGGCATTATGCGTCCCATCCGCAAGGCCCCCGGCACGAAGCTGGTTTCCTACAAGGCCAGCGTGGACGGCGGTCTCAAGGGCGGCACTGTGGCTGAGGGTGACGAGATCCCCTTCACCAAGATGAAGGTGGAGCCTGTTGCCTACGGCGACATCGACATTTCCAAGTATGCCAAGAGCGTGACGATCGAGAGCGTGGCAAAGTACGGCGCTGACGTTGCCGTGGAGAAGACCGACGAGGCTTTCCTCGTTGCCCTGCAGAACAAGGTCCTGACCGACTTCTATACCTTCCTCGGTACCGGCACTTTGAAGGTGACCGAGAAGACGTGGCAGCGTGCTCTGGCTATGGCTAAGGGCAAGGTGCTGGACAAGTTTGCCGGTCTCGACAAGGACGTGACCGAGGTGGTGGGCTTTGCCAACATCATCGACGCTTACGATTACCTGGGCGACAAGGAGATCACCGTGCAGACGATGTTCGGCATCAACTACGTGGAGAACTTCATGGGCTACCGCACCCTGTTCCTGCTGCCCGAGAAGTACATTGCCTCCAAGAAGGTGATTGCTCTGCCCGTGGAAAACATCGACCTGTACTATGTGGACCCCAGCGACAGCGACTTTGCCAAGCTGGGCCTGAACTACACCGTGAAGGGCGAAACAAACCTGATCGGCGTTCACGTCGACGGCGATTACAGCCGCGCCACCGGCGATATGTACGCCATCATGGGCATGAAGCTGTGGGCTGAGTATCTGGACGGCATTGCCGTGGCTACCGTTGCTGCGGCTGCTGCGGGCTAAATAAGGGGGCAGCGTGATGCTTGAACAGGTCTTACGGCACTTGAACAACTGGTTCCTTGTGGACATTCACGAGGGCACATTCACCGTGGAGAATGGCAGCATTGCGCTGCCTTTTCTCCAAACCAATCAATATTTCCGCATCTGCGGCTCCGTGTTCAACGATGGGCTGCACCTGTATCCAGCGGTTGACCTGACGGACGAGGTGTTCACCGGGACAGTGTGGGCGCTGGCGGTGCCAAAGGCGGTAGTTTCTCTCTCGGAAGACATTGACGCATGGCAGGAAAAGAACGGCGAAGCCGTTTTAAGCCCTTATACAAGCGAGAGCTTCGGCGGCTACAGCTATACCAAGGCAAGCGGCGGAACTGGAGGCACATCAGCCATAACAGGCTGGCAGGACGCTTTTAGAGGGCGGCTGAATGACTGGCGGAGGATAGGAGGGATTTAAGTGAAAAAAACAGTTGTATTCGATTTTGATGGAGTTATCCATTCTTATACAAGTGGCTGGAAAGGTGAAACCTGCATTCCCGATCCTCCTGTCCCCGGTATTAAAAACGCACTTGCAGGGCTCCACGAAGAATTTGAGATTGTAATAGTCTCAACACGATGCTCGACTTATGAGGGAATCGAGGCTATTCAAAAATGGCTCTATCATAACGGCCTCGCTCAATATGTTGATAAAGTATGCAAGGAAAAGCCACCAGCAATTGTCTATATAGATGATAGAGCAATTTGCTTTGATGGAGATACAAAAAGTCTTTTGAGCAAAATAAAAACCTTTAAGCCGTGGTATCAAAAGGAGGCATCATATGAGCCTTTTGGATGATTTTGCCCGCACCTGTGTGCTGATGGAAAAAAAGAGAACGCCGGACGGCGCGGGCGGCTACATCGTTGCGTGGGCCGAGGGCGCGGAATTCCTCAACTATCAGGCGCTTGATACATCCATGGAGGCCCGGAGGGCGGAACAGGAGGGCGTGACCTCGGTGTATTCCGCACTGGTCAACCGGGACGTGCCCATTGAGTACAACGATTATTTCCGGGATGGGGAAACGGGGCTGACCTACCGGGTGACGTCTAACCCGGAGGAGAAGGCGGCTCCGAAATCTGCCGGACCGGCAATCCGGGCGCTGAAATTCTTCACTGCGGAGCGAAAGGAGCTGCCAAAATGACGAAGGATAAGGCGCTCCATGCGTGGTTTTCTCAATTCCTCCCGGCATTTCCAACATCCAATGTGCCGGAGGACGCGACGTTCCCGTGGCTGACCTATGAACTGATTACCGGGTCATGGGAGAGCGGGGGAATCGCTCTGACGGTAAACCTCTGGTATTACACGGAAAGCGAGGCAATTCCCAACGCCAAGGCACAGGAAATCTCTGACGCCATCGGCATGGGCGGCTGCATGGTGCCGTACGACGACGGGGCAATGTGGATCAAGCGCGGCTCCCCGTGGTGCCAGAACATCGCGGACGAAAGCGATAAAAACATCAAGCGGCGGTATCTCAACATCACTGTGGAATACCTGTCGCAAAACTGATGAAAGGACGACGATATGAAATTTACAAAAATCCCTTCCGACGCATTTCAGAAATTACAGATCAACGCCGGTATTCTGACCACCGATTTCACCCCGGCCACCGGAACCATCGGAGAGGCGGGACAGATCGGCGCGACTACCGGCGGCGTGAATTTTACCGCAACGCCGACCTATTCGGACTTTGGCGAGGACATTGACAACTGCCCCAAGAACATGAAGGAGCTGAAACGGCTGGATTCCTGGGAGGCGAAGATGACGGGTACGTTTATCAACGCAGACACCAAGATCGCAAAGAGCCTTTGCGGTGCTGCCGATGTGGGTACCAGCGATGGAAAGGTCACGCCTCGGAACGATCTGGCGGACGCTGACTTTGCCGACATCTGGCTGGTGGGCGACTACTCCGACAAGAACGGCGATAAAAATGGCGGCTTCATCGCCATTCACCTGATGAATGCACTGTCCACCGGCGGCTTCCAGCTGCAGACCAGCGACAAGGCAAAGGGGCAGTTTACATTTGAGTATACCGCCCACTACTCCATGGCAGCACAGGACACGGTCCCCTTTGAGATCTACATTAAGGCCGGTACGGCGGAGGGCTGATATGAAACTTTCCGACATTCATGGCGAGCGGGTGTTTGATGTTATCGCAGATATCATTGACCCCATTGCCAACATTGCAGAGGACGAAAAGGCATCCGCCATGTTTCGGCGTGAAAAGATCCCCGAGGGAATGACGGTGAAGGAGTTTGCAATGCAGCGGGCGCGTAAAGCGCTCCCTGCACTGCTCAAGCAGCATAAGGGGGATATCATCGATATCCTTTCTGCTATCGAAGGCGTAAGCGCAGAAGCCTACAAGGGGACGCTGAATCTCGCAAAACTGATGCGGGACGCAACAGAACTTCTGACGGATGAGGCGTTTGGAGAACTTTTTATCTCAGCGCAGAGCGGGAAATCCTCTGGCTCTGCGCAGGAGAATACCGAGGGCGAAAACAAGTAAAGCCTTTCCTGTGGTACTGTGTGGCGCGGGCCAAAGAGAGAGCGAAAACCGAGGCATATCGCATCTATGTGACCGACGCGCTGCGAATTGTGGCCGAAAACACGGCACGATACGCGGGCGGGAACTACATCAAGGCGCGATACGCGGACATTATTGAGCCGAAGAAGCAGGACAACAGGACATGTGAAGAGATCACCGCCGATGTGGTCGCGCGGTGCGGATTGGTGGTGAAAGCATGAATTTAATGGACCTGTTTATCAAGGTAACTGTGGACGACAGCGGCGTGGACAGTGGGTTTTCCGAGACAGGACAAAAAGCGGATGCGTTGGCAAGCAAACTGAAAGGCGGGCTTGCAACGGCGGCGAAGGCTGGTGCGGCTGCTTTAACGGCAGCTGCAACCGGCATCTCCATATTGACAAAAAAATCCATTGACGGATACGCGGAATACGAGCAGCTTGTCGGAGGCGTAGAGACACTGTTCAAAAACTCTGCCGATAAAGTCATAGAATATGCGAACCGTGCGTATGAAACCGCAGGGCTTTCCGCTAATGAGTATATGGACACAGTTACGTCATTTTCGGCGTCGCTGTTGCAGGGGCTTGGCGGTGACACAGAAAAGGCGGCGGAGGTAGCAAACCAGGCTGTCATTGACATGGCGGATAACGCGAACAAGATGGGCACAAGTATGGAAATGATCCAAAACGCCTATCAAGGTTTCGCAAAGCAAAACTATACCATGCTGGATAACCTCAAACTCGGTTATGGTGGCACGGCGACAGAAATGGCGCGGCTTATCAACGATTCAGGGGTGTTGGGCGATACCGTCGAGGTCACAGCGGACACAGTCAATAGCGTTTCTTTCGACAAGATGATTGAAGCAATCCATGTGATCCAAGATCAAATGGGGATCACCGGGACAACGGCGGAGGAAGCGGCAAGCACTATCGAAGGCAGCGTTAACATGATGAAATCCGCTTGGTCAAACCTTGTAACCGGAATTGCAGACGATAACGCAGACCTTGACCAGCTGATTGAAAACTTCACCTATTCGGTCGGCAAAGCGGCCGAAAATATTCTTCCGCGCATTGAAAAGATTTTTACCGGGTTTGGGGATTTAATTACACGGCTTGCCCCGGTTATTTCCGAGCAGTTGCCATCGCTTGTTAGCTCTGTTTTGCCGTCGCTTGTGAGTGCTGCCACTGCTTTAGTGCAGGGAGTTGTAGACGCAGCTCCCGGAATTGTTGCGGCACTTGCGGATATAGCCCCTGAAATTACGGGAGCAATTTTGTCGGTTATTCCGCAATTATTAGACGCAGGAGTGCAAATGCTAATTGCTCTGGTACAAGGCATCGCGTCGGCCATGCCGGAAATTGCACCGCAGTTGGTTGATTGCGTGGTACAGATTGCGGAAATATTGACTCAGCCAGACACACTTGTTGCCCTTATTGAAGCAAGCACAATGTTTATTGTTGCGCTTGCAGAAGGCCTAATTGATAATCTGCCAAAGCTTTTGGATGCAGCCCCTGAGATTATCAAAAACCTTGCATCCGCGTTTATCCAGTCCATAGGCTATATCGGCGAAGCCGCCATCGAAATCGGAATAGCCCTTGTTAAAGGAATCTGGGAAGGCATCAAGAGAATGGGCGATTGGCTAACAAACATGGTAAAGGGCTTTTTCGACGGCATTGTGGATGGCGTAAAAGGCGTTCTCGGTATTCACTCACCGTCCCGCGTCTTCGCCGGGATCGGCGAAAACATGGTGCTTGGCTTGGGCGAGGGCTGGGATAACGAATACGGCAATATCAAGCGCAGCATTGCATCTGGCATGGACTTTGGAACGGCATCAGTCGATTTTGGAGCATCCGGCGTCGCGGCGATCGGCAACTCTATTGCGTCCGGTGTTGGTGCATTGGCGACCGGCGGTGTGGGAAGTATTGTAATCAATTTGACAACCGAACTTGACGGCGCGGTATTGGCGCGAAAAATGGTGCCGTACAACGCAGCGGAGACATTAAGGAGCGGCGCATGAGTAAAACGATCAAGATCAACGGTATTGATTTTACATCCTACTTTACGCCGGTCGGCTACAAGGTGGGACACAAAAAAATCAAAGGGCCAAACGAGGGGTATATGCTGGACGGCAGTTTTACGGAAGATGTGCTTGCAATCAAGGCAGTTATTACCTGTACGTGTATGCCTCTAACGGAAACACAGCTGAACACGTTACTCGAGCAACTGTACAGTGGAAATCTGAGCGTATATTTTTTCGACACCCAAAGCGGAGGATATCGCACGGCAAACATGACGTGCGATCCTCCAGAAGGCGTTGACAGAGGAACCGGAACGAACGCTGTAGAATATTGGACGGGCATGGTGCTTGCGTTTACGGAGAAATGATATGAAGATCACCTACAAAAATTGGATGTTTGATTCTTCCCGAACAGAAAAAGCTGCGCCCACACGAGAGCAGTCATTAAGCTGTGAGAGTATTTCTGCCGATACGCTGACAGTTGTTGTGCGATGCGACGATCCTTCGATTATGTCATTTCAGAAGAATGACGCTATTCGTTTCTGGGAAAACGATTCTAACGCATCAATGCAGACTTACTATTTACGGTCGATTGAGCGGACGGGCGCAACCGCATATAAAATTGTAGCGTGGTCTGCGGTCGGTTTATTGGCAACGATCCCGCATAAAGGCGGCATTTATACAGGGCAAACCGTTTCTGAGGTAATTTCCGATATTTGCGGTGCGGTTCCGGTTGTGGTCAAGAGCGTTTTTGCAAACGTTAAACTATACGGCTGGCTCCCGTATTGCCAGCCGAAAACAAACGGGCAAGGCAAAAGCGCAAGGGACAACCTGGCGCAAGTGCTTTTTGCAATTGGCGCATATTTGACAACCGACCTAAACGGCGTTTTGCACATTGATTCCCTGTGGGATGGAACGGCGTCTGTGATTCAAGGTAACAGAATGTATTTGAGCGGTGGAAAGGTTGGGTATAGCGACCCCATTTCTGCTGTGACGGTAACGGAGCATCAATACGTTGCGGGAACGGAAGTAAAGGAGCTATACTCCGGCACGGCGCAGAATGGCGATATCATCACATTCTCCGAGCCGATGCACTCCCTCTCTGCGACTGGCTTCACAATCTTGGAAAGCGGCGCGAACTACGCCAAGATTTCCGCTGGCACTGGCGCACTGACCGGCAAGGCGTATATCCACAACACCCGCCTAATCACGCAGCCTGTGACGGCTGGCGCTGTGGAAAACATCAAATCAGTTACAGATGCCACACTGGTATCTCTGGTGAATTCCTACGCCGTGGCGAAGCGCCTTGCGGACTATTACCGATGCCGCGAAACTATCACCAATGACATTGTGAGTGGACATGAGAAACCGGGCCACGTGGTAAGCGTGTATCACCCTTACGATAAGAAGATGGTTTCTGCGTGTATCCAGTCCCTCGACACCACCATGAGCGCGACACTTAAAAGCAGCATGGATGCATTGGTCGGCTTCACCCCGGCGCAGCCGGAGGCGGCGGAGTATCTGGACGAGCGGGTAGTCCTCACCGGCTCCGGCGAGTTCCAGATCCCGGAAGGCACCACAACGATCCACTATGTGATGATCTCCGCCGGACAGGGCGGGCGCTGCGGCGAAAAGGGCGAAGATACCCAATCGGGGCCTAAGTTCTCGTGGACAAACCCGGTTTTTGAGGATCGGGTAGACGGCTACGCATTGGCGCTGGGTGGCAAGGGCGGTCTCGGCGGCAAGGGCGGCATGGGCGGCAGGATCGTCGAGGGCGATCTCGACGTGTCCCAGTTGAAAAGCCTTGCCTATGCTTGCGGAAAAAGCGGCAAGGGCGCCGAATTTAGCCCGGACGATCTCCCCGGCACGGACGGCACGGATACGGTGTTCCACGGCATGACTACGGCGGGCGCGTCTGCCCCCGATTGGGGCTTCACGGATCCCATCACCGGGGAGCAGTTCGGCGGCGTCGGTGAGGACGGCCTCCCCGGCGGCGACGGCGCCGGACGTGATCCGTCTGTGAGTGAGTACACAGATGATAGCGTCCAGCAATATGTCAATGGCACGATTGCTTATGACGAGGACGGGAACGCTTTTACCCCCGGCCCTGTGGCTGGCAGCGAGGGAAAAGTCAGCATGACCAGAATCGCATCAACAAGCACCCCGCGCAGTTTCGGCTGGTACAGCTCCGGTCTGGGCGGCGGCCCGGCGGCGGGAGCCAACGGAAAAGCCGGATCCTCCGGACGCGGCCTGCCGGGCGAGACAACCGTTGATGTGACCGGCGGCCCCGGTGCGGACGGCATGACGGCCACGCTTATCCCCTCCAAGCCGAAGCGGTACGGCAGGGGCGGACGTGGCGGCTACGGAGGCGGCGGCGCCGGATCCGGCGGCATTGCCGTGAAGAACGGAAACGGCACCATTACCCCCGGCACACCCGGGTCCGGCGGTTTAGGCGGCCCAGGCGGCCCAAGCGCGGACGGCTGTGTTATTTTGTACTACCGCAAATTCGGGCAAGCAAAAGCCGGGCCGTTGGTCCAGCGTGGCGGCGGATTGTTTTTCGACCGTCTGAACAAACTTTTCATCGTGTGAGGTGATTCCAATGACGCTTGAACAGAGAATCGCAGTTTTGGAGGAGATCTTCGCCAAGCTGCAAGACTATTACACATCCGCCTACTCCGGCGAGGAGATCGACGCGCGGCTGGCCTCCGCCGGTGTGCCTATCGGCATCACCAAGGAGTACAAGAGCGTAACCGAGATGAACCAGGACTTCACCGGTGCGGACGTCCAGCGCGGCCAGTTCGTTTTGATTCTGCCGGACAGCACGGCCTCTGCGGACTATGGCAAGGTGTACCTCAAGGGCACGGCCAACTGGGTGTATGCCTTTACGTTGACCACGCTGACGTCCATTAAAGGCCCCATCGGCCCTCCCGGTAAAAAGGGCGACAAGGGCGATCCCGGCGAGGCCGGTTCCAGCTTCGTCATTTTGGGTTACTTTGATACGCTGGACGCCCTCAAGGCAGCCGTCCCCAATCCCAAGGCCGGTGACGTGTATGGCGTGGGCACTGCGCCTCCGTACAACATCTACATCTGGGATTCCGTCCACGGCAAGTGGGTACCCAACGGCAACCTGCAAGGCCCGCAGGGCAAGCAGGGCATCCAAGGCCCCGAAGGAAAGCAGGGGCCGGAGGGGAAGCAAGGCCCGGAAGGCCCTGTGGGCGGCTCCAGCAACTTCGTCCGCTACGACGCGCCCCAGAACCTCACAGACGAGCAGAAGGCGCAGGCCCGGACGAACATCGGCGCGGACACCGTACAGGGTGCGGTGCTCTACACGCCGCAGACGCTCAGCGATGCACAGAAGGCGCAGGTGCGGAAAAATATCAACTCCGTCCCCGGCGGGTTTGGGTGGGGTGAAGCGATGAAAGATGTGCTTGCATCCGATGCCAAAGACACCTATGAAACATACTGTGGCAAGCTTGATATGTTGCTTGCCGATATGCCCGACGGAACATCGCAACTTATTTATACACGTGGCCCAGTTTCAACGGGCCAATATTCTGGGGCCGGGAATATCGTTGCCGTTCTATCAAAAATATTGGGGACGAGCGCATCACTGATCGGCCTTTCGCCCGACCCGAGAGGCACTACCAACGGATTGTGGCGAATGCTGAAGGATAACGGGAATTGGCAGCCCGTCGAATGGATCAACCCGCCCATGACGCTTGGCACTGAGTACCGCACCACGGAGCGGTATCTCGGAAAGCCGGTGTACACAAAGACCTTTAATATTCCAGTATCCGCTTTTGAAAATCAGCTTCCATCGTATAGCCATGGAATCGATCATCTGGACCGCCTAGTAGATGCACGCGTGTATTGCAGAGCTGATTGGATCAGGATACTCCCGTGGTCGTACTTTGATTCAACTGCATGGTCGGCTCAGTATATGTTAAATTCGTCTGTTATAAAATTTGAGCTTGGCTCTAACGCCTTAGCTCGAATCAAAGAATACACAAATGGTGTTGATGCGACGCTTAAATACACCAAGACCACCGACTGACCATGGACTATTGCGTGATATGCGGAGCCATTGTGCCGGAGGGGCGGTGGGTTTGCCCTTTGTGCGAGAGACAATGGCCGGAATTTTAACTGCACGAAAGCAAGTCGGAACTACCCTAAAAACTGCAACTTTTTAAGGGGGTGTGAAATGGAAATTTTACAAATTGTATTAACTGCCGCCACCGGCTCCGGGGTCACGGCCATTGTTTTGGCCCTGCTCCAGCGGAAGTGGGCCAAAGATGACAAGCGGGACGCCATCGTGGACGCGCTGAAAGTGCTGCTGATCGACCGGGTGCGCTATCTGGGCCAGAAGTACATCTCTGACGGCAGCGTAAGCCTGTCGGACAGGGAAACGCTTGACGAGATGCACCAGGCGTACAAATCCCTTGGCGGCAACGGACACCTGAAAATCATTATGTCCGAGGTCGGCGAGCTGCCGATCCGAAAAGAGTGAAAGGAGAAAAACATGGAGAACATCAAGAAACGGCTGGGCAATCTGCTGGCGGTGAAAAGCCTCGTGACCATCACCCTGACGGTGATCTTCGCGGTGCTGGCTCTGCGGGGTGACATTTCCGGGACGGAGTTCCTGACTATCTTCACCACGGTCATCGCGTTTTATTTCGGCACCCAGCGGGTAGCCGAGGACAAAAACGGTTGAAGACTCAACCGAAAATTTTGAAAGGGGTACATACCATGGAAAAGATCTACGAGAACATCATCAACGAGGGAAAGGCCGCCGGCAAGACAATCGAGGCTATCAATGCCAAACTGAAAGCGGCGGGGGCCAACTTCCACCTGAATCCTGACGGCGGCGTGGCCGGTTGGACCGAGGACGAAATGCGGGAGGGCTTTATCCCGGCTGAGACCGAGCCGGAGGCGCTCCCTCAGACGCTGGATACCCGTCGCCGGGAGGATCTGGCGGGCACCGTCCAGATCCAGCGGATCGTCGGAGCCACCTATGAGGTGACTTATGACGAGGACGGCTACTTCCTCAAGGCTTCCCGTGTGCGCCATGGTTGATACGTTTGACTGCGCCCGTGCGCAGATCTACCACAACACCGGCAAGCTGACCCCGGCGCAGATCAAGGCCAAGACCGGCTGCACCCACATCATCAACGGCTACCTGTTTAACGGCAAGTTTCAGCCGGTGGGCTGGACGGTGATTGACGGTAAGATCATCAGCCGGGACAAATACCAGGACTGGGGCGTGGCCATTGGCAATGACGGTAAACCTAAGATGCTGACGGACCGGGGCGGCAGCTTCCTTTCTGGCGTGCCCATCCTCAAGGGCGGCTCCAAGCTGTACCGGAATCTGACGCCAGACGTGGCCCGGTCTGCGGCCCGGACGGCGGTAGGCTGGCTGGCAAACGGCAAGGTGGTGTTGTGGTGCGACAAGTCCAGTTTGACCCGTGAGCAGCTCCAGAATAAGCTGCTGGGGCTGGGCGTGGTGGACGCCCTCATGCTGGACGGCGGCGGCTCTACCCAGGGCATCTTTCCCGGTGGGAAGGTGGTCAGCACCCGGAAGGTGCCTACCATGCTGCTGTTCTGGGAACGGTCTGCCAAGGCGGAAGATCAAGCCCTCGTATGGGGCAAGGCTCACGGCCTGCTGACAGACGCCAACGCCGGCGACACGGTGACCCGCGCCGACATGGTCCGGGCGCTGTATCAGATCAGGGGGAATAACCATGGTTGAGATCAACGCTTACAGCAAAGCCGCCTCCGGGGGGAAGCAGCTCTCCGCGCATTTCAAGGTGCGGGAGTTTGCGTGTGGAGACGGGTCTGACGCTGTTTTGGTGGCTCCCCGGCTGGTGATGGTGCTGGAGAGCATCCGCACCCACTTCGGCGCTCCGGTGGTCATCCACAGCGGGTACCGCACACCGCAGTACAATGCCAAGGTCGGCGGCGTGGCCCACAGCCAGCACTGCTATGGCATGGCGGCGGATATTTCCGTCAGCGGCCAGAAACCGGAGACGGTGGCGACCTTCGCCCGACAGCTGATGCCGGACTGGGGCGGCGTAGGCATCTACGCCAAGAAGGGCTTTACCCACATCGACGTGCGGGAGAAACGCTCCGACTGGACGAGCTAAACATCTGAAAGGAGGGCCAGAAGATGGCAACATCCACGCGGGAACGCGCTCTGCAAGTCTGGAAAACCCATGGAAAAAACAAACCGAGAGATCCGGGCGCTGTTGTCATCCATGGCCCCGGCCCGGGCGGCGCAGGCCGTCCGGCTGGTAGGCTTGCCGCCTGACGAGGAGACGGCGGTGCTGGCGGTGGACGTCCACGGCCAGAGCTGTCTACAGGCGGCGGCGTTGCTCCACGTCAGCGTGGACGGCCTTGCCAAGATCCGGCGGCGTGCCTACGCCAAGATCGCGGATGATATGCAGGGATGAGGAAAGCCGTGTCCGATTCGGACACGGCTTTCCTCTATCTTTCCAGCTCATTTTCGAGCGCTTCGATAATGAATTGACGCTTAGAAATTCTTCTGCTGGCGGCGGCATCGGAGATCTGCTGCATCATTTCTTTAGGGATGTCAGCCGTTAGTCTGGTATAGTTCTCAGCACGCCACCGCTTTTTCGCCTGGTCCTCTTTCTCAACGGCGGCATCTGACATGATATAGTGATAGATCTTCCCGTCAGGCATCCGCTTTGTTCGCTCACGCGTCATTCCGCTCCACCTCCAGACCTTTTCTGATGAGCCGCTTGATCTCCGTCTGGCGGGCCTTGCCTTCCAGCGCGGCGAGGATGTCGGCATCGGTGTTGTTGTTGAGCTTTAGCCCGATGAAGGTGGTGTTTTGCGACATCCACTGGCGTTTCGCTTCGCTATCCGGCATTCAGGCCCCCTCCTGTGCTTCGATCAGATCCAGCAGCGCAGTGTTCCCGATTTCGTGGATGTCCCGGTTAATGTCACCGCTAAAAATCGCGCGATTTTCGGCAGGGATCTTGTAATATGCGGCTTTGGAAATCTCGGTTTTTTCTTCCAGATGGGCGATGCGGTTTCCCTTGTTGGATTTACGCACGGAAAAAACGGCCTTGTAAAAAGTATCATAGCCGGAAATCTTGATGTAGATGGTTTTCATTTTCATTCTCCTTTGTCGCTGCGGATCAGATGCTCCGTGGCAATACGGGTGTTCTCGTCGGCGGGTTCTATGTCCCAACCTCTGTCATAGTTGCAAACAATTTCGCCGTTCCGCTTGAGCATCAGCTTGGAAATGCGACCTCCATCAATTCCCCATTTAGAACCTTCATCGTATTGCTTCATCCAGTAGTGAAAACTCTCGCCGTTGACCTTGATGCTACCTTCCTTCCACATTTTCGCGTACCCCTTTCCTTTACTGTACCTATAATATACAATAGGTTTAACCTATTGTCAATAGGTTAAACCGAATTTCTCAAAATATTTTTATGGCAGTTTGAGGGCAGAATACAGGCAGTTTCCGGGCAGTTTGGCTGTCCGGATTTTTTGTATCATATACGTGTAAAGGAGGCGCACACAATGTACGAGCGGCTTTTGGCCTGCGGGTATCCGGCGGAGTTGGCGCGAGAGATCATAGCGCAGACCGATCCAGCGGAGCTGGAACGCTGTGTGCGCATGATTGAGCTTTTATACGATGACCGGAGGGAGTATGTATAACCATTTCAACCCCAACCCCTGCGGGAAAAATGTAGGGGACTGCACCGTGCGGGCAATCGTCAAGGCTACCGGGATGGATTGGGGCGAAATTTATTTGCGGCTCTGTATCCAAGGGTATCTGGACGGGGATATGCCGTCGGCAAACGCCTGTTGGGGGCGGTATCTCCGCAGCATCGGATATCGGCGGTACATCGTGCCGGACACCTGCCCAGACTGCTACACGGTGGGCCAATTTGCGGAGGATCACCCAAAAGGCACCTATATTCTGGCTCTGTCCGGCCATGTGGTCTGCGTCTGCGACGGCATGATCTGGGACAGCTGGGACAGCAGCAACGAGAACATCTTGTATTACTGGGTCAAGGAGGATGACTAAAATGGCTTACACACCTTACGGATGGCAAAACCCTTATTATGCACAGCCCATGCCGGATAATCTGGCACAACTCCGTCAACAGCAGATGCCTCCAATGATGGCACCACAGCCCCCTCAGAATCCGGTGGCGCAGAGCGGTGTGCAGTGGGTCAGCGGCGAACAGGAGGCCCGGAACTGGATGATTGCACCCAATGCCGCCGTGGCTTTGTGGGACAGCTCCGCGCCTACGGTGTACCTCAAGAAGGCGGATGCCAGCGGTAAACCGTCCCTCACGATTTATGACCTCGTAGAACGCACAGAAACGCCCCGTACAGCCACGCAGGAAAAGGGCGTGGAGTTTGTGTCACCAGAAAAGAATTCGACGCACTAGCGGCGCTTGTGGGCGAATTGAAGGGCAAGAAGAAGCGCAAGGTAGAGGAGGAAGAGGACGATGAGTAACAATCCGTTTTTCAATGCGTTAGGTGGCGGACAGATGCCGGGGTCGATGAGCGGCTTTCCTCAGCTTTTACAGCAGTTCAAGCAGTTCAAGGCAAGTTTTAAAGGCGACCCAAAAGCGGAAGTGGAGAAGATGCTGCAAAGCGGCAAAATCTCACAAGATCAGTTGAACAAGATACAGTCAATGGCAAACCAATTTCAGGGGCTTTTCAAGTAATCAAAATCGTGGCCACGGTTTGATATAAATATTTTTTCAAAAGGAGTGATACTATGTCTCTTTCCTCTGACGGCACCATGCTGACTATGCCTGTGGCTCCTGCCAACACCGGAAACGGTAACGGCTTCGGCTGGGGCGGCGATGGCGCATGGTGGATCGTGCTGTTCCTCATTTTCGCTGCGTTCGGCGGCTGGGGTAACGGCTTCGGTTTCGGTGGCGGCGGCAACGGCGTGATGGACGGTTATGTCCTGACCTCTGATTTTGCCAATGTCGAGCGCAAGATCGACAGTGTAAATCAGGGTCTTTGCGACGGATTTTACCAGCAGGCGCAGCTTATCAACGGCACCAACATGGCGATGGCAAACGGCTTTGGGCAGGCTGAGCTTTCCCGCAGTAACCAGCAGGCGGCTCTCATGCAGCAGTTGACTGCCATGCAGATGCAGGCCGCTGAGTGCTGCTGCAACACCCAGCGCAGCATTGAGGGCGTGCGCTATGACATGGCCGCTCAGGCTTGCGATACCCGGAACACGGTGCAGAACGCCACCCGGGACATTATCGACAATGCCAACAGCAACAGCCGCGCGATCCTGGACTTCCTGACCCAGAGCAAGCTGCAGGATCTCCAGAGCGAGAATCAGGGCTTGAAGCTGGCCGCATCTCAGGCGGCGCAGAACAGCTATCTGGTGTCCCAGCTGCGCCCTTCTCCCATTCCGGCCTACACGGTGCAGAACCCCTATTGCTGCAACCAGTTTGCCGGATGCGGTTGCTGACAACTGCATAGCGTAGCTTTTCCCCCATGCTGGGGAAATGATCGGCCCCGTGTCGATACTGATGACAAAGCGGCGGGGCAGTAGCCCTGCCGCTGATTTTATGAAAGGAGTTTTTTATGCCTGAATACACTGCTGTTGCCGCGCAAACTGTAGCGGCAAACCAGAACGTGCTTTTTACCGAGGCACCGATCCCCTGCACCAAGGGCCTTGTGGCGCACCGCGCAGGCTCCGGTCTGTTTAACCTCCGTGGTAACTGCTCCCAGTGCCGCGTCCGCTATAAGGTGGACTTTATCGGCAATATTGCCGTAAGCACCGGCGGGACCCCCGGCCCCATCTCCGTTGCCATTGCGGTTGACGGTGAGCCGCTCCCGTCCTCCGTTGCGACGGTGACGCCCACGGTTGCGGGGGCATTTTTCAACGTGGCGGCGTCCGAGTACGTTGACGTTACAAAGGGCTGCTGCGCGTCGCTGTCCATCCGCAACGTTAGTGGCGAGGACATTGACGTGAGCAACGCGAACCTTATCATTACCAGAGTTTGCTGAGAAAGGAGAACACAATGGGAATGAAATCTATGTATGAACTGCGGGATATGCTCTGCAAGGAACTTGACGAGCTGATCCGCAAGGGCGAGCTGGGCGCCGGGGATCTGGACATTGCCCACAAGCTGACCGATACCATCAAGAACATCGACAAGATCGATGCGATGGACGAGCGCGGCTATTCTGGCCGCTATCTGGACGATGATCTACGCGGCTACAGCCGTGGCAACTCCTATGCCCGTCGGCATTATGTCCGTGGTCATTACAGCCGCACGGACGCAACTGAGCATCTGCGCGATCAGATCAACGATATGATGCGGGAAACCGACGATGATCGCATCAAGGACGCCCTGCGCCGTGCAATGGACATGATGGAGGACTAAAGGGGGTAGGCCCCAATGATTGACGAGCGAGAAGTGGCGCTATGGATCAAGCGGTTAGAGACGGAAGAATCCAGCTGGGCAAACTATGAAAAGCTGGCGGCGCTGTATACCATCCAAAACCAGAACCGAGAGCCGGTGAGGGAAAACCGTATGGTTGAGGCGTATTCTGCGGTTCCCGCACCGGACAGCGATTTCCTCCGGGCGGTGTCTAACGTTGACCCAGCCCGTGCGTGGGAGGTCATGGACGAGCTGATGGACAGCTTGAAAGTGGTCAACGAGCGGGTTTACAATAGCGTCATGCGGAAATTGGAAAGCTAAATTTAACCCCTCGGCAAATGCCGAGGGGTTAGTTATATTTTAATGTTAGCGTTGCGACATGAAAATAAGACTAACTTGGCGTTACAAAAAACGCACCGTCATTGTCTGCGTCGATGCGCTGGATTGTGCGTACCCAAAATTCCTTTTTTGCCTGCCGGTCTAAATCAGGATATTCCTTCAACTCTCGCCGTAATGTTTCAAGGTCAAATTCTTTTATAGGCTCCGGGTTTATTGCCGCGAGCTGCTGTTTCAATTCCGTATAGTCTTTTTTGTATTCTTCGATTTCAATCAAATCCGACAGATACAGGTCTTTCAGTTTTTGCATTTTCCGCTTGATTTGCTCCGCCGTTTTGGGCTGCTTTTTTTCTGCGGTTTTTGATTTGGAGTAATACTTTTTTGCGATCCCCTCAAATTCCCGCAGAAGGTAATCCTCAAGCACATCTTCTCGGATTCTGAGGATGTGCGGGCAGTCGGCTGGATCAAGTGTGTGCGTTCTGCATCGGTAGTACTTGTACACCTGCTTTACAGTCTCCGGCTGCATATTTCTACCGCACTCCCGGCAACGGAGAATTCCGGTAAACAAATATATTCGATCCGCACTGGCGTTCCGCTGGCTTCGCCGTTCCAAGATTTTCCCAGCAAGGTCAAAGGTTTCTTGATCGACAAGTGCAGGCAATGCGTTTTCCACGCCGAACGCCTCACCTAAGTACAGGCGGCTTTTCAACGCATCCTTGTATTTGTTGTACGAGCGTTTGATCCCCCACTCCGTTGCCATATACCGCCTTAGCGCAAGGATGCTTTGCAGCCGTATAAAGGCTGGGAACATATCTCGCGCCGCATCTGCGGTTTCTTCATCAATGGCGTAGCGCCGGTTCTTCACGCAGATTCCGATAGGAGTTTTCCCGTTGGTGGGCTGGCCCTTTGCCCTCTTGCCCTCGTTGATGGCCTTAATGCGCTCCGATGTGCGGTCAGCTTCGTCCTGCGCTACCGACAACATAATATTGACCTTCAATCGCCCTGATGCAGTCCGCGTTTCGTAGTCCTCTCTGATGGCCTGCCAATCCACATGATTTTTGTCGAGAACCTCTTGCACGGCGTAGTACCCCGCCACATTCCGAAACCACCTATCCAGCTTGACAAAAAGGATGGTGTCGATTTTCCCGGCGCGGCAATCATCAAGCAGGCGCATCAAGGCCGGACGCTTTTTATACGGCTTTCTGGCGCTGATTCCGGCGTCCTCGTAAATGCCCACAACCTCCATGCCGTGTGCGGCGGCATATGCAATCAGAGCCTCCCGCTGGTCTGCCAGGGACAGGCCGTGCTTCGCCTGTTCTTCGGTCGATACCCTGATGTACAGTGCTACACGGATGCGTAGATTATTTGGTAGAGTGACCACTATTTTTTGGCACATGTTATCCCCTCCAAAATCCATAGTTAGCACAATGGATGTCAACCCAAACGCACCAGGCAAAAAGCCCGATGATCAATAGTGACAAACCGAGTATGATCCACCTGTATAGCTTCACGGAGTGCCAAAGATTGCACAGTTCTGTGTCCATCAGGCCGATGGTCTGCCGCTTATTCTCAAGGCGGTGTTCTAGTCCGTCCTTTTCCGCTTGCAACGTTTCCTCACTGGCCGTCAGATGATCTCCGATGCCGTAAAATTCATCCAGCGACACGCCAAGGACGGCGCATATTGGCCCAACCGTGGAGATATAGGGGGCCTTGGAAGCATGGGTAAAGAAATTGTTGACGGTAGACGGCGGAATTCCCGATGCTTCAGCTATGTCCTGAATGGTCATACCCAAAGCGTTACGTTTCGCCTTACAAACTTCCTGAATTGTCATAAAAAGTGCCTCCTTACCCCCAAAATCAAAATATGGGTAAAGGCGGCACAAACTTTTAAACGGCTGAAAATGCCAAAAACCAAGCTTTGGGACTTGCCCACCCAACCCTGTTTTTGCTACGCTTTGATTACGGCAAGCCGACGTCCCCCGGCTTGCTTCCGGCTCCGCCGTTTGTTGCAGAGGCGGCGGGGCCGGGTTTTTCACTTACTTTATTTCCCAAGAGGTTCCGCAATTCTGGCAAAGGCAAATCTTTTGATTTTTTACAACGGTCTTTTCGCCACCTTTGCTTTTCTTCCACACGAGATTAGACATGCCAAGGGTTGATACCGCCATCAAGCCGCGAGCAGCATTGTTGATATGGCCTCCGATGCCGTTCCCGTGCTTTTTGGTTTTACTTGACACTTGCTCCATAGAGATTGTTACATTTTCGCTTCCGCAATTAGGGCAAACCATAGTAAAGCTCCTTTCATTCTTTTATATGCGTATATGTAAATATTCAATATGCGCGGGCAACCGTCATGCCCCCATATCTTTCGGTTGCAAAATCATGGTGGTGTGCTATAATAATCGAACAGACGTTCTATTCGCAAATGATGAACGGAGGATACATAGATGTTGGATTTACCGGCAAACTGTGATATAATGGCAACAGAACAGCTTGAAGAAATTCGCAACAAACTGATGCATGCCGTACTGCTTTTGCCGCAAGAGGAACAGGTAGAATTGCTGCGAATGATTAAAGGAGGAAACGATGGTGTATAATCAATTGTGGTATGAAAATCCCAACGTCCTTAAAGCTGTAAACGCGTGTCTCAACGTATTAGAAGCGTCTGGCATTTCGGCGGAATGCGCTACGCTTGTTCCGGGCTGTTTGGCGGAGGCTATTAAATGCAGCAATTATGAAACGCTAAAGCAAGGAGCATTCAAGAGCGCTCCCATTTCTGTAACCGCCAATAATGACGGCGGGTACAGTATTATGCCTGAAAGCCTGCAATGTATTGATCTACTATGGCCGAAGTGATACCCTTTGCCACCGTTTCAATTACCGATAGAGATATTGACTTCAAGGATTTTAAAACAGCGTTTGTTTTTGCCCAGCTTTCTTTTCCCCCGATGTTTGCGATAAAGTCATGGCCTTTTGGCGTGATGTGATAAATTGTATTCAAGTAAAAGTATCCAAACATTTCGCTTGTTGCAAAGGAAAAATCTGTTTTTAAGTATCCGCTTTCTGAAAGCTGTACAACATGATATATGATCTCCTCTTTTGAATAGCTGTCAGGAAGCAAGCGCACCAAACAGGGAATGCTGACATAGCTAAATTTTCTTAGCCCATTTGGATTTTCAACCGCAGTTTCAACGGAAATACGATCTTCGACCAAAAGCATAATATCCCGCAAGCAATCTGGGTTCAGTTTCATTCCGTGCCCCTCTTGCTTTTCAGATACCCGATATACCGGCAGACTTCCGCCAGTTCGGCGGGTGTCGCATCCCGGATATAATCTAATATTTCCTGCGCTTCCGCGCTCACACCCTCGATCTTCGGATCGGGGGTTTCTTTTATGCTCTTATCTTCCGTTTTGCCCTGGAGCCATTCAACGGATACGTGATATTTTGCGGCAATTTCATGAAGTTTGTTTTTGTAAGAGAAACTTGTTCCTTTTATCCACATTGAAACAATATCTCCACTGTCATACCCGATGCTTTGAGCAAAATCTTTTTTTGCCCCTCGCATTATTTTCCCGTTTTCACCGCAAGGAAGCAAAGACAGAATTCGCTCAAGTACAACATCCATAATAAACAACCCCCGAAATTGTGCACTTATCCAAAACCGATGAAATTCGGTTAAGCTAATTGACAAACCGAATTTTGTGAGGTATCATATACCTAAGCCCACCGGAAAAGGGTACACGAAAACCAGCCCCCATAAAAGCGGCTTTTGCAATGTCTTTTGGCGATTTCATTGTAATACGCTTTCCGGGTCGTGTCAAGCGTGATTTCTCACATTCATGAGGTTTCGGCGGGTATTGACTGCGGCAGAGATAAAAAACCGCCCCGAAGTCTCTGCAACAAACTTCGGGGCGGTTGGAAGCGAACTCGTTTGCTAAATGGAATACCCCTCTGCAACAGAGTACGCCATTTGGCGCGTAGTTTAACTCCCATGCTTACCATACCACATATTTCTGCCGCAGTCAATGAATTCTCACACCGAAAGGAGGGCACATGACTTGGCATTGAAGGAACTTCGAGAACGTTCCAACCTGACCCGTGCACAGGTAGCAAAGAAACTGAATGTGGACTTGTCCTGTGTGACGCATTGGGAGCTGGGCGACTGGCGACCGGCACGGAAGTACCACAAGAAGCTGGCGAGGATGTACGGCGTGACGGTGGACGAACTGTTCGAATCCAGCAGTGAGTAATAACAGGAGGAAAAAGGAATGAAGGAAATTAAGGTACGGATCACATTTACGGAACCCATTCTTGGCACAAGCCCTGCAAACCCAGACGTATATCGGGAGTTTATCGGTTCCAAATCCCCGGATGCTTTAAGCGTTGAGGACGAAGTTGCCGCGCTGGGAGCTGATGCCGTGGCGGAAAAGGCCATGACGGTGTTCCCCCGGATGGAGGACGGCACCCCGTTCCTGTATGACTACCAGATCAAGGGCTTTTTCAAGGACACCTGCGGCGGTCTCCGCAAGGTCAAGGGCACGGCCAGTGAGAAGATCAAGGCCTACAAGAAGGAAATCGATAAGCTGATCTTCCCGGAGCCTCGCGTGATCCCGCTGGAGTTTGACGGCCCCGTTGGTGAGTGCCAGCGCCCCCTGAGAGCGCAGACGGCGCAGGGCGAGCGCGTCAGCCTTGCCATGAGTGAGGAAATCCCCGCAGGCGCTACTTGCGAGTTCCGGGTGATCTGCCTCTGCGACGATCACGAGAAAGCCGTCCGGGAATGGCTGGATTATGGCCGGTTCTCAGGCATCGGTCAGTGGCGCAACAGTGGAAAAGGCCGATTTGTCTGGGATGAGATCCAGTAACGCGACGGAATGGCAGGGCCGCGAATCGTTCAGCAATGCAACGGCAAAGCGGAGAACAACATAGCAAAGGCAATGCACAGATGCGCAAGGCAATGCAATGGAATGGTTCAGAACGGTACAGAATCGCAGCGGAATGGCGTAGCACAGCAATGCTCGACGTAGCAACGGAAATGCAGTGATTTGCTATGCAAAGGCAACGCACAGAGGAGCAACTCACCGCAAAGCCAAGGAAGAGAACCGCAGAGAACCGTAGAGAAACGCAAAGAAAAGCGTAGGAAATGCTTAGATGAGAATGGCGAGGGAATAGCGAAGTTACGTATCGCTAAGAGCAGCAAAGGAATGGAATAGATAAGCTCGGCAGTGCGGCGTCACAGATCTGCCATGGATAGCAGAGGAAATGTTTAATAACAGGAGGATAAAAAGGTGAAGCACATGAATGAGAACTGGGCAATTTGCCATGACAACGGTATCGTGGGACAGCGCGGCGCAAGCGATGGTTTCACTTCCGAGGCGCAGGCCGTAAAATTTGCGGCAGAGATGGCGTCGCATGGCGTTACCATCTACGAAATCTGGCGTGTGGAATAAAAAATGCCCCGTCCGGTGTTGCAGACCGGGCAGGGCGGCGGAACAAATCTTAGGCTCAGATATGTATCCTGTGGCTATTTTAGCACAGGGGAAAGGAAAAGGCAATGGCGAAGAAACGGAAAATCGAATACCGGATAATCTGGGTATCTCCGCCTGACCCGGTGAAGATTATGACGGAGTTCGGCAAGATCTGGTCGAGGGAGCACGGCCTTGAGTTTGATGGTGTTTACACCAAAGAGGGGGATATCAAGCAATGAGCTGGAACCTGTTTTTTATGATCCTGGGCGTGGCGTATGCGGCCACTTGGGTATTCAAAATCGTTGACCTGATTGAAGGAGGGAATCCGCATGAGAAAGCATGAACGGCGCACCAGAGAGCAGCGGAAGGCGGACGCCTCCGCATGGATGGGCTTTATGAGTTTTCTGGCCCTGCTGCTGATCACCATTGCGTACATGGTGGTGAGCGCGCGATGAACAGAAAGAACCGGCATGAGCGCTATCCGCTGGATCTCTGCCAGGTATGCGGCATGGACAGCGGTGAGCGGGTGCAGTCCACGGACGCACCGTTTAAGCACTATGTACGGTGTTCCACCTGCGGCGCCATCACAGCGGGTTACGCCCAGCAATCCAACGCCACGAAAGCGTGGAAGAGAGGAGATGCGTGGAAATGAAAAGAAAGGTTTACCCGGTGTGTGAAAAATGTTCAACCGTTATAAATCCGAAATTGCATGTGGACGTGGCTCCGGGATTCGTGGTCAACCGTGAAGTCTACTGCGCTCGATGCTTCAAGGATGATATGCAGGAGCAACTGGAATGGTTCCTGAAAGAGCTTGATAAAGACCCGGAGGCGGTTGCAGAAGCGATGGGCGTTATGGTCATCGACATCCCGGAGGACTGATATGACGCAGTGCGAAAAGATTCTGGCTTATTTGGATAAGCACGGGAGCATTACCACGATGGAGGGTATGAGCAAACTGCGCATCGCCAACTTTACAGCGCGGATTTCCGACCTGCGGAAGGCTGGCGTTGAGCTGACGAAGGAAACGGTCATCAAGAAGAACAAAGACGGCGAGACAAACGCCTATGGAGTTTACAGGAGGGCAAATGGGCAATAGCTGTTTATTCTACACACGGGCGACCGTGGATATCAATTTCCCGGAGGGGCATGTGTGCTGCGCACTGTGCCCTCTACTGGAAACCTATTCCCGGCTCCAATGCCGGAGAACGGGCGAGTACCTGCTCGATTCAAAAGGGCGCGGGATGTATTGCCCGCTGAATTTGGAGGATGAACATGGAGAATCTGGGGATTTATGAGCGGGTTCGGCAGGTGCCGGAGGCCGCCAAGCGGTCCATTCAGGCGGGGCGGTTGAAGGGTAAGACCGATATCAACCCCATGTGGCGCATCAAGGCGCTGACGGAGCAGTTCGGCCCCTGCGGAATCGGCTGGAAGTATGTTATCACGGACAAGCGGTTGGAGCAGGGGGCCAACAACGAGGTCGCCGCATTTCTGGACATCGACCTGTTTGTCAAGGTAGACGGGGCGTGGTCGGAAGCTATCCCCGGCACCGGCGGCAGCGCCTTTGTAGCAAGCGAGCGGAACGGGCTGTATACCTCGGACGAATGCTTTAAGATGGCCCTCACGGACGCAATTTCCGTGGCCTGCAAGGCACTGGGCTTTGGCGCGGATGTGTACTGGGATAAGGACAGCACCAAGTATGACCGTGGAACAGAACCCCAGCAGCGGACACAGAAAGCGGCCATTCCGCCCCAGCAGAAGCCGGGGTACAGATTGCCCCCGCAGGGCGATGCTACCGTTATCTGTGAGCGTTGCGGCGGTCAGGTGATGGACTACTTTGACGGCAGGGCAACGGTGAAGGCGGCGCGTCTGGCGGCAAGAGCGAAGCAGCTATACGGCTATGCGCTGTGCGAAAAGTGCGTAGCCGAGGCCAAGGAGGCCAACGATGCAGCAGGTTAAAGCCACATCGTTCCGCTGGACGATGGATGCCGCTGGAGACTGGTTGTGCATCCAGACCAACAAGGCACGACAGGTGCTTGACAGTCTGAAAGAGGGCAAGCCATATGACGTGGAGATCAAGGAACACCGGGAGAAGCGAAGCCTCGACGCGAATGCGTACTTCTGGGTTTTGGCTGACCGACTGGCTGAAAAGACCCAGATACCCAAGACGGATATTTACCGGAGCTACATCCGGGAAATCGGCGGAAACAATGAGACGGTGTGCATTCCGGCCAAAGGCGTAGACAAGCTGCGGAGCGGTTGGGAGCATAACGGGCGGGGCTGGCAGACGGATACCATGCCCAGCAAGCTTCCGGGCTGCACGAACGTTGTACTTTACTACGGGTCCAGCACCTACGATACCGCGCAAATGTCACGGCTGATCGATATGGCGGTGCAGGACTGCCAGGAGCAAGGTATTGAGACCCTGCCTCCGGACAAGCTGGCGGGGATGATGGAGGAATGGGGCCGATGAGCAAGAGCATCATGCAAGACCGCCGGGAGTGCTACCTGACCAGCTTTACAGAGCGGTTGGCAAAGCACCACGTCTATGGCGGCGGCAGGCGGCAGCTATCCGAGAAATGGGGTTGCTGGGTGTATCTCCGTGCCGACTGGCATAACATGGCCGATTACGGCGTTCACGGCAAGAATGGCCACGATCTGGACTTGCGCTTGAAGCGCGAGTGCCAGCAGCGGTTTGAAGAACTGTATGGCCATGAGAAATTCATGGAAGTTTTCAAAAAAAATTATTTGGGGGAATGAATATGCTGAACAGAATTATTGTGATGGGCCGGATGACCCGCGACCCTGAATTGCGCCGCACCAACAGCGGCAACGCTGTAACCTCCTTCACCGTGGCGGTTGATCGGGACTTTAAGTCCCAGTCCGGCGAGAAGGAAACGGATTTCATTGACGTGGTGGCTTGGCGCAACACCGCCGAATTTGTAAGCAAGTACTTCTCTAAGGGCCGTATGGCCGTTGTGGAGGGCCGCTTGCAGCTGCGTGACTGGACGGACAAGGACGGCAATAAACGCCGCAGCGCCGAGATCGTGGCCGACAGCGTGTACTTTGGCGATTCCAAGCGGGACGGCGGGGACACGGCGCAGAGCGAACCGCAGGGCAGTTTCAGCGAGATCGAGGATGATTGGGATCTCCCGTTCTAAGGCGGTGGGCGAATGCCGAATAGAATCATCAAGGATAGCATCAGGACGAGCAAAAGCATCAACGCAATGTCGGACTTTCAGTTCCGATTGTGGGCGTACCTGATCACCTACGTTGATGATTATGGGCGCGGCAGCGCAGACCCGGAATTGCTCAAAGGCTTTGTATTCCCCCGCAGAAAAGGTGTGACTGAGGGAACGATCAGTAAGACGCTTGCAGAATTGGCGACCATAGGCTCTGTGATCCTCTATGAAGTTGACGGAGAACCGTACCTATGTTTTCCAAACTGGAGCGAGCACCAGACGGTGAGGAACAAAGTAAGCAAATTCCCGGCACCTGCTGACGGATTGATTACATCTGAAATCAATTGCAATCAATTGCAAGCAGGTGAAAGCAAATGCGCCCGTAATCCAATCCAGAATCCAGAATCCAGAATCCAGAATCCAGAAGAAGTAGGCGGCGAGCCGCAAACGGCATCCCCGCCGGTGGTTTCCATCCCCCTCAATGACGGTACTGAATATCCGGTGTCGCAGGAGCAATGCCAGGAATGGGCGGGCGTGTACCCTGCTGTAGACGTGATGCAGCAGTTGCGGGAAATGCGGGAATGGTGCCTGAATAACCCGGCGAAGCGGAAAACGGCGCGTGGTGTGCGCGGATTCATTACCCGCTGGCTGGCGAAAGAACAGGATCGCGGTGGCCGTAAGGGCGCAAAAGGCCCCGGCATAAAATGCGAGGACGCTTGGGGGTATGTGTGATGGCGGGAGATTTTAAGCTGGCCGAGCTGGTGCGCCCATGCCGGAGATGGAAGGCGGCAAGGACGCCGGATGTGACGTACCAGTCTCAACAGCTTTGTTGGAATTGCGCCAATGTATACGGCGGCTGCGAGTGGTCGGCGCGGTTTGAGCCGGTTCCCGGATGGGATGCGATAGCCACAACACGGACGGTCGGCGGGAAGTTTGTAGAGAAATCTTTCAGCGTCCGTGCCTGCCCCAAATTCAGGAGGGGATGATTGAAAAATGTTTGGAAATAAGCGCTTGAAAGCAGAAATAGTCCGGCTTAGTTACCGAGTGGCAGAGCTGGAAGAACGGCTTTGCCCATGCGAGCAGCATGACTGGAAACGCACCGGCGTTGATTACAGCTACGATGGAGCAGGCTGCTGCGATGCCATGTATAACTACAAGTGCGCAAGGTGCGGTAAAAAAATGCGCTCCTTCCAGCCGTACCTGGAATTGGATGGTGATCTGGGAAATGATGCGGATCGTGGTTGATATTTACGGCGAGGATACGCAGGGAACGAAGGAGGCGGTGGCGATGCTGCTGGAGCCTCTGGGCCGCGTCCGCGTGGTCAGCGTCATCATCAACGGCAAGGAGGAAAAGCGGTGAACGTAGCCTATAACATGGACTGCATGGAGTATATGCGGACGCTGTCCGACAAGGCGTTTGATCTGGCTGTGGTAGACCCGCCTTATGGAATCGGAGAAGATGGCGGTAAGGACCGGAGCCGCTATGTAACACAGAAGAATGGATCACGGATTTACGTCAAGGATGGCGGCTACGAAAAGACCGGCTTTGACCGTTTCCCTGCGGATGAGCGGTACTTTGCGGAGCTTTTCCGGGTCAGCAAGAATCAGATCATCTGGGGGGCAAACTATTTTGTTCTTCCTCGCAGCGGAGCAATCGTCTGGGACAAGTGCAATGACGGAGCCGATCAGTCTGGGGCTGAGATTGCGTTTAACTCTTTGAATTTGAGAACCGACATATTCCGGTTTATGTGGCGCGGCATGATGCAGGGGAAGAGTATCGCAGAGGGGACAGTCCAGCAGGGGAACAAAGCTCTCAATGAGAAGCGCATCCACCCGACGCAGAAGCCGGTGGCGCTATACACATGGATTTTGCAGAAGTACGCAAAGCCGGGGGACAAGATACTGGATACCCACTTAGGCAGCGGCAGCAGCCGCATAGCCGCCTATGATCTTGGCTTTGATTTTGTTGGGTGTGAGATCGACCCTCACTATTTTCAGGCGCAGGAAAAGCGCTTTGAGGAACACACGGCGCAGATCAGTTTGTTTACTTGTGAGGAGGAAAAGCGGTGATTGCATTTGAGATCCCTTATCCGGCAACAAAGCGCGGTAAAGCGGCGTGGAACAAGCGGTTTGGCCTGAACGCGTATTACGCCGGTAAGCATTGGTCGCAGCGGAAGAAGGACGCGGAAGAGCTGCACGAGCTTGCCCACTGGGCAATGCGAAAAGCAGGGGTTACAAAACGTCTGGTAGATCACCCCGTCAAGGTGACATTTTTCTGGAATGACAATCTGGACATCGACAATCACGGTGCGCTGGGCAAAGCCTTTGTGGACGCGATGAAGGGCTACATACTGCCGGACGACAACCCTGAGTGGTTCCGCGCCGTGGAACACAAATTTTGGAGCGGAGATACGATCCGCGTGGAAATTGAGGAGGCAGAATGATGGATGCTGTGGAGTTTTTGGAACAACTGAAAAAACGAAGTAAAAGCAACCCGGATTATTACGGTGAAGAACTTAATATTGCACATATTGAACCTATATCACTCGTTAGGCAAGTCGAACAGTGGGCCGCAGAGCATCCCGTCAAAACCCGCCAGAGCGAGTTTCTAAAGCATTACCCCGGCGCGCAAATTACAATAGACGGGTTCCTCCATGCTTGCCCGATGGAAGTGTTCTCAGATACAGGCATTAACTGCGCTGCGCAAACTTGCTCTGAGTGTAGAAAGGCATTCTGGCTCGCGGAGGATGAGGAAGGAGAGCTACCATTTTGAGAGATCAAGAACTCGTAAATGCCTTGAGATGCGTTTCAACAGCAGGCGGGCCAATGGGCGACTGCAAGAAATGCCCGTTTTACAAGACTGAGCCGGTCCCAGAAAATCTGGCGGGAAAAGTCAATTTGACGGAGTGGCCCTCCTGCGATGTTGACGCGGTGGGGCTTGCCGCAGCCGACCGGATTGAAGCGCAGGCGAAAGAGATTGACGCACTGCGGAACGAACTGTGCCTGAAATGCGGAAATTACACGCTGGCCCATGATGGGGCCTGTGATGGATGTCGGTGGAGGAGGTAAGAAGATGGAACGATTGACGGAAAGAGACGTAAATTGCGCAGACCCAAAAGAAATTTATGGTGTGCGGGTAAAGAATCACGATTATATTTCAGCGGCAAACCGCCTCGCCGACTATGAAGATACGGAGCGGACACCAGAAGAAATCGACATGGATCACGAAGCCGCAGAGCAGCTCCGCCAACTGTGCCAAGGCTGTGACCTTGACCGGTTGGAGAAACTGGTCGAGGCCGACAAGGACGGTCGGCTGGTGGTGCTGCCGTGCAAGGTGGGCGAAACGCTATGGGTGACTGGCCGTGACAATATGCCGCGAGAAATGAAGCTTGAAGCCCCGGACATCAGAACTGTATGCACGGATGAGGATAATCTGTGTATGTCAACGTGCAATCGCAAGCCGGACGGGTTCTGCGCGTATCGTCTGCGTAATGATGGCGCAGACATCGGCAAGACCGTTTTCCTGACCCGCGAGGCGGCGGAGAAAGCATCGGAGGCGAAGAAAGCATGAGTAAAGCCGTACTTATCAGCATTCGCCCGAAGTGGTGCGAGAAAATCGCCAACGGTGAGAAAACGATTGAGGTCCGCAAGACCCGCCCCAAAAAGCTGAAAAATCCGTTCAGGTGCTATATCTATTGCACGCAAGGCAGAGACGCACGCAGGCTGCGCGGGTCGTGGGGCAAGGTCATCGGCGAGTTTACCTGCGATGGGTTTTGGATAGGCTCACCGCGGAATACCAACCCGATTTTTTGCATGGCTGCCTGTATGGATGGATTTGACACGGAAAAGTATGCTAAAGACAAGATACTTTACGGCTGGCACATCTCCGACCTGCTGATCTATGACCAGCCGCGGGAGCTGACGGACTTCCGGCGGATTTGTCCTAATGACCTATGCTGTGAGACCTGCGCCATGTACAGCAACAACGGCGGTATCTGCAACAATGGGGCTTTGCCGCTTCGCCGCCCGCCCCAGAGCTGGTGCTATGTGGAGGCGATGAAGGATGAATGACTTAAAACCGTGCCCGTTTTGTGGATATAAGGGCGTAGAGATACTTGCGGATGATAACGAGTATTTGTACTATCGGTACTTCTCACAGTGTCAGAGATGTGGGGCCGGTGCAAAGCGAGGCCACACAAAAGAAGATGCTGTTAAGGAGTGGAACAGGAGGAAGGAAAGAACATGACGAAGCGTTTTTGTGATCTTTGCGGAAAAGAAATACACAATCTTCAGGAAACTTATAGGGTCTGCGTGGAGAGCAACGCAAGCATCTACGACAGCAACCCGGACATAGTGAATGTCATAGTGGATGTGGGGGAAATATGCCCTGCCTGCGCGAAGCGTATCCACCAGACTGTGCAAGAGCTGAAACAGGAGGGCTGACAATGACACTAACTGAGATGTTTACAATTTGTGATTCGTGCGTATATGCGCCATGTCTTTGTGGGAATGACCCTGAGAACTGCGTGGCGTATGTGAGGAGGACTTCTGACAATGGCTGAATACATTGAGCGCAGCGCGGCGATTGAGGCCGCAAAGCACGCGTGGGCAAAAGGGCTTGAGCCGTCGCAGTATATTGAGGCCCTGCCAGCCGCCGACGTGGCCCCGGTGGTGCATGGGCGGTGGATTTCGTGGGAAAAAGCAGGAAATTTTTTTCCGTCACCAGACAGGCACGAGTGCTCTGTTTGCCACGATGCGGCGCAAGTGCTTGTAAATGGGCTGGAATTGTTGTCGGATTACTGCCCCAATTGCGGGGCGATGATGGACGGGGGGATTGTGAATGGTAGATAACGTGATGGTGAACATTGGCGCGGCGTTTATGATCGTCGGCGGTGCTGTGCTGGTATCAGTTGTTCTCGGCTTGGCGATATATGCCGTTGCGTTGGTTTGGGTATCCACAATCAATAAGTTTCGGAGAAGGGCGAAACTTGTTACACGGTGCAAGGATTGTGTGCACGCTGATTCGGCCACCTTCAACAAGAAAGGATTTCTGATTTGTCCTGTCAGCGGTATGGACATTTATCCAGACAGTTTTTGCAGCTACGGCAAGAGAAAGGACGGCGGGGATGGCTAAACAGTCTGGGTATTTGCAACGGCGGGAGGCGGAGCTGGACGCCACCTTCAACGCCGGGGCGGCGATGGCGATGCAGTTTGCAATGGACACGCTCCAGATGGCCCTCCACCAGACGGAGGGCTGGGGCTACGATCGGATCATGCGGATCACCCATAACTGGGTTGCCGTTCAGCGGGAGTACAAGCCGGCCCTGGACTGCCGGAACCCGGAGGCGGACGTCCGACAGGAGCACATGGATCGGGTTCTTGCGGAGATCATCAGCGGAAAGGCAGAGCTGATCCGGTTCCCGGATCGGTATCCAAACGCGAAAAAGATCAAATACGGGAGGTAAGAAAATGTATAATTCAAACAATGGGAACGTGGACGTTGCACCAACTTGCAACTCGGCCTATGAGCCGGATTGTGTGAAGGAACCCCGATTAGTTGGGATGAAAGAATCACTTTTAGCCCTGCATGACCGTAATGAAAAAATGCGTGCGCTAATCTGTGAAATTCGAAGTGGGCTGTTTGGCCTTAACCCGCCGGAATGGAACATGCCTGAATGCAATTGCGCTCAAGATGTTACGAATGATTGCAATGCGATTTCCACGCAAAGCATTGAACTTCTAATGGACATCCTGCGAGGGCTAAACGGCGATTGATGGGAGGTGCCTATGCAGAAGGAAGATATATCGCTCCTGCGCATCTATGCGAAGAATGACATGAATTGCGTGAAAACAGCGAAGGAAATGGACATCCATCACAACAGCGTGATCTATCGGCTGGGCAAAATCAAGTCGGAAACCGGGCTGGATGCGCGGAAGTTCTGGGACTTGGTGATGCTGCTGGAAATGGAGGAATCATGAAACTTGGACAGGTGGTTCGGGCCAGATTCAAGTCCATACCGTCCCAGCTGGAGCGGCAGCACCCGACGTATGAGCAGATGTATCCGTTCCGGCGCGGAGAGGTAATTTACATCCACCCAAAGGGCCGATTTGTCAGTGTGCGGACAGAAACGGCGGGAGGCCCTGTGGTAGAGAATTTCCGGCTATGTGAGGTGGTTATGTGAGTACCTTCCCGGAACGGCTGCGGAAATTAAGGGAATCTGAGCGGCCTGCTAAAAGCATGAGAGTGAAAGCGGAGCTGATTGGGATCGGGCATGATACGCTACGGAAGTACGAAACCGGGGAAAACGAACCGGCTCTCAGCCAGTTGAAGCTGATAGCAAATCATTACCACGTCAGCTTGGATGAGCTTGCATGGGACGAGGGCGAACGAGAGAGTAAACCTTTATAGTATCGCAAAAAAAATTGGTCTTTGCCCCCAATTCGGGGCAAGCGCAGAAAAATATGTGTCAGAATGAGGGTGCGGGGTTATATCCGTATCCTCATTCTTTCCATCCATCCTTTCTTTCCTCCTGACCCCGGCGGATGCCGGGGGTATGCAGACGTAGCTCAGTAGGCAGAGCACCGCACCAGGAGGTATGCGCAGGTTCAAATCCTGCCGTCTGCACCATGGCGGGGAGCGTTTCGGGTGATGCGTCCTCGCTCCAAGAATATATAAGCTGCGGCCTGTAAAAGCAGCTCATCTCCGGCAACTGGTACTTGCCCTTGATGCCCCGGTGCAATTCCGGTTGGGTATAGGACCCCTCGCACCTCTCAACGATGTGTCCCAGAGGGGACATTTGGACAAACTACGCTGCCGAAGTTCCAGCAGGTCACTGTGATTGCGCACGGTGGCAGCAGTTTTAGACGGCAGTACCGCAGTGGAGGGCAGAAAGGCAATCTGCCGCCCGGAGGCGAGACCGCAAATACTCGCATTGTTGGAGATGCCGGAGCGCCGACCGGCTCACTGCGGAGATATGCGGCATAGGTGCCCCGTAAGGGGAGACCACAGCGAGTGACGGGGACTTTCCCTGAAGCGCTAAAGCAGGGCAGGACTGCAATGCCGTGCCAGATAGCGGCTCGTGTCTTTGAGCACGGAGGTTATGCAAACCAATCTTGACGGCTGGAAGAGACAGCGTGTATGCCCCTCAAAATCGAAGGCTTGCGCTTATGCGTGGGGTAATGGTAGAGACTGCGGGGCGGGTAAAGTCTGCTATGTAAGGCCAAGGGGTGGGGGCTGGTAGCAAAACAGGAGGAAGTCATGGCAAAAGGGGGAAACGCGTCTTTTATTGTGACTGCTTCAAGCGTAAAAAAGTTTTTACAACAATCAGAGAAGTCAACGGCGTGTGAAAGATTGATGGGTAAGGCGCGGTTGCATATCCCTGATTTTGACAATAAGCAAGTAAAGCGGCGAGAAAACCAAGGAGCAGGGGCCGGTAGCAAAATAATGTTAAGAGGTTATGCGAAATGAAAAAGTATATTGGCACGAAAATCATTGAAGCGGCCCCTGCTATTCGCAAGGGTGGCAAGGTCTACGATGCGAACGAGCTGATCCCCAGAAGCATGGAGCCTGCGGAAGAGGGGTACAAGGTTCGTTACCAGGACGGCTACGAGAGTTTTAGCCCTAAGGACGTGTTCGAGGAAGCGTACCGCCCCACCGACGGCATGAGCTTTGGCTTGGCTATTGAAGCGGCAAAGAAAGGGAAGAGAATTGCCCGTCGTGGTTGGAATGGCAAGAATCAGCATGTCGAGCTTGCGGAGCGCATCAGCTATGAGAATGCTGCGCATGAGGTGATCAACGCCATTCACGAAGCTATCGGTAACAAAGCGCTTGCTTTTGTCGGCACATCCGGCGTGCAGCTCGGCTGGCTGGCATCGCAGGCGGATATGCTTGCCGATGACTGGATGATCGTGGAGTAAATTATTACCGGTAGCAAAACAGGAGGATGGCATGGAAATCACAAAACGGCGGCTTGCGGATATTGTGCCGTATGCCGCAAACGCAAAAAAGCATGATAAGCGGCAAATCAACAACGTTGCGGAGAGCATCAAGCAGTACGGCTTTGTACAGCCGATTGTGATTGACCGTGACGGCGTGATTGTAATCGGCCACTGCCGCGCTCTGGCGGCAAAAAAGCTGGGCATGGAAGAAGTGCCCTGTGTCTGCGTGGACGATCTGACACCGGAGCAAGTGAACGCCCTGCGGTTGGTGGACAACAAGAGCAACGAGAGCGATTGGGACTTTGACCTGCTGAAAGGCGAACTGCCGGAGTTGGATTTATCGGCGTTTGATTTTGACTTTTCTTTTCCGGAGCTGGACGAATCCGAAATTGAAGAAATGACCAACGAGCAAAGAGAGCAGGAGTTTCGGGAAAGGATGGAGCGTGGAGAGCTTTCAGACGATGATGAGGACTACCAAGCTTTCCTTGAAAAGTTCGAGGCGAAGAAAACAACGGACGATTGCTACACGCCGGATAACATCTACGAAGCAGTAAGAGATTGGGCGGCTGAGAAGTACGAAATTGGCAATGCCGCAATTGTGCGCCCGTTTTATCCGGGCGGAGATTATAAAAGCGAGAAATACCCTTCTGGGTGTGTTGTGATAGACAATCCGCCTTTTTCCATTATTTCAGAAATCTGCGAGTGGTACACAAGCAAGAGAATCAACTTCTTTCTGTTCGCTCCAACGCTTACACTCCTCGGAATTATGCGCGGCTCGGCAAACTATGTGGCGTGCGGGTGCGGAGTTGTGTATGAAAACGGCGCGTCTGTCAATACGTCGTTTGTTACCAACATGGGGGGCAATAAGATTGTCGCTGCCGCTGATTTAAGAGAAATACTGGATGACGAGAACAAAAAGAATCTCAAAAAGTTGCACAGAGAACTGCCGAAATACTCATATCCAGATGAGGTTTTGACAGCAACGATGCTGTGTTATATGGCAGCTCACGGCGTAAGCCTTGAAATTAGAGAAAGAGATGCACATTTTATCCGCGCGCTTGACGCACAGAAAGCGTCGGGGAAAGGCTTGTTCGGCTCCGGCTTTTTGCTATCGGAAAAGGCTGCTGCGGAAAAGGCTGCTGCGGAAAAGGCTGCTGCGGAGAAAGTAAGAGTATGTAATACAAACGTGTGGGAACTTTCCGACAGAGAAAAGAAAATCGTGGCAGGGCTTGGGCATGACGATTGAAGAAGCACAGGCAATTATTGCCAAAACAAATAGCCCATATCTAAAGCGGGACATGGAGAAGTTTATTAAACGCCAGCAGAGAAAGGAGGGCGCGTATGGCAAGGCCAAGAAAGGAAATAGATCAGAAGCAGTTCGAGAACCTCTGCGGCCTGCAATGCACGCTTGAGGAAATCTGCGGTTGGTTTGATGTAACTGATAAAACACTGGATGGTTGGTGTAAACGCACCTATCATGCCAGTTTCTCCGAGGTATTTAAACAAAAGCGCGGCGCGGGGAAAATTTCACTGCGTCGGAGCCAATGGCGATTGGCTGAAAAGAACGCTACAATGGCGATCTTCCTCGGTAAACAATTTTTGGGGCAGCGTGACAGCGTGGACGTGGCGGTGACGGACGCGAAGGGCATTGCATTGGACGAGTTGGAGAAGATGGTGATGCAGAATGACGCGGATACAAGCGGCGGAACTGCTGATACATAATCCCATTGCGTTCGGTCATGCCGTTGGGTTTGATAAGCTGGGCGCGCTGCACAACGCATGGATACAGGATATGGTGCGCGGTAGTGAGGACAAAACCTTGCAGGCGCATCGTGGCAGCTACAAAACAACGTGCGTTTCGATTGCGCTGGCGGAGATCATCGTCCTTCTGCCGAATCTCAAAACGCTGTTTATGCGAAAAACGGATGCGGACGTGAAAGAGGTTGTGCGGCAGGTGCGAAATCTGCTGCTATCGCCATACATGGAGGCACTGTGCGAGAAGATCCACGGAAAACCGCTGATCCTGACAACGGTATCCGCGACGGAGATTTCCACGAATCTGGCAGCGGACAACAAGGGCACGAGCCAGCTTGTGGCGTGCGGCGTGAACGGGTCCTTGACCGGCAAGCATTTTGACCGCATATTTACGGACGATATTGTAAACGTGCAGGATCGCATTTCCCGCGCAGAGCGAGACCATACAAAAACGATCTATCAGGAGTTACAGAATATCCGCAATCGTGGCGGGCGCATTTTTAACACCGGAACGCCCTGGCACAAGGAAGACGCGTTTTCCATGATGCCGAATATCGAAAAGTACGATTGCTATTCAACTGGGTTGATCTCCGGGGATGAGTTGCAAACCATTAAATCGTCTATGACGTCATCCCTGTTTGCAGCAAACTACGAGCTGCGGCACATTGCCAGTGATGATGTGATCTTTGACACGCCGCAAATGGGCGCGGAGCCTTGCCTTGCAGAGCAGGGCATTTGCCACATCGACGCGGCATACGGCGGCGATGACTACACGGCGTTTACGGTCGCCCGGAAGAAGGGAACGACATATTACCTCTATGGGCGGCTTTGGCACAAGCATGTGGACGATTGCATGGATGAGATCATCCGGCTTCGGAAGTCTTTCAATGCTGGGGTGATTTACTGCGAGACCAACGCCGACAAGGGCTATCTGGCAAAGGCGTTGCGCGCGAAGGGGGAACGGGCCGTTACCTATCACGAAAGCATGAACAAATCCCTTAAAATCACAAGCTATCTCAAGGCGGAATGGCGCAATGTGGTTTTTGTGGCCGGGACGGATGATGCGTATATCGACCAGATTTGCGATTACAACGAGAACGTGGAGCATGATGACGCGCCGGACAGCGCGGCCAGCATCGTAAAGCGGTTGTGGAACAAACGCGACAGCTCTGATTATGTTTCCATTCTGAGACAAGGGGTGAGCGGAGATTAAGACATATAATGACCTTGTGGCGGTGGGCGAGGACGAAAAGGCGCGGATGGAGTTTATCCGCAGCGCGATCAACGAGCACCGTGAATCCCACGCATATAAGACGGCGGCGGATGCTGAGGAATATTACAACGGGCTGAATCCGACAATCAACCGCTATGAAAAGATCATCTATGATATGCAGGGCCGCGCCCACGCGGATATGTGGACGGCAAACCACAAGCTGGCCAGCCGATTCTTCGGTCTGGCGGTGGATCAGGAGGTATCGTATCTTCTGGGCAACGGCGTGACCTTCGCGGAGAAGGAAACACCAAACAAGCTATGCCCGGACTTTGACCAGGAAGTCATGGATGCGGCGCGTGAGGCGAAAATCGCAGGCGTGTCTTTCGGCTTCTGGGATCTGACGCATTTGCGGGTGTTCTCCTTGCTTGAGTTTGTCCCTCTCTACGATGAGGAAGACGGTGCAATGAAAGCTGGTATCCGGTTCTGGCAGGTGGCACAGGATAAGCCGTTGAGAGCGACGCTGTATGAGATTGACGGCTTTACCGAGTATTTCCAGCCCAGCGGCGAAAATATGGACGTCATGCAGCCGAAGCGCAGTTATAAGCTGATCGAGCGCAAGGCCGAAGTTGGCGAAACCGAAATCTATGACGGTGGGAATTATCCGAGTTTCCCCATCGTGCCGCTGAAAAACAACAAGCGGTGCCTATCCGAGATTGTCGGCAAGCGCAATACCATTGACGCGCTGGATTTGGCGTCCTCCAACATGGTAAACAACGTGGACGAGGGCAATCTGATCTATTGGGTGATTTCCAATTGTGAGGGCATGACGGATCTGGACGATGCAAAGTTTGTTGAACGGCTGAAAACCACCCATGTAGCCCACGCCAACGGCGATGATGGCGCAAAGGTGGAAAGTAAGACCATCGAGGCTCCCTATGAGGGCACCAGCAGCACCATTGATATGCTCAAGAAAAAGCTGTACGAAGATTTCCAGTGCTTTGACGCGGCGGCGGTATCCGCAGGGAACCAGACGGCGACCGCGATCAAGGCCAGCTATGTGCCGTTGGATTTGAAGACGGACAAGTTTGAATCCGAGGTAACGCGGTTTATTGTTGAGATTCTGCGTTTGGCAGGCATTGAGGACCAGCCGAGTTACACGCGCAACCAGATTATCAACAAGAGCGAGGAAACACAGAACATCCTTCTGGGCGCGGCGTATTACGATGACGAATACATCACAAAGAAGCTGCTGACCATCAACGGCGACATTGACCAGTACGAGGACATGGCAAAGCGGAAGGCGGCAGAAGAACTTGACCGGAGCATTGAAGATCCGGACGCGCCGGGGGTGAGCGGCGATGGCGACCAGTGATCTTGGGCATCAACTGACCGACAAGGAACTTGCGAAGTTGGAACGGCGCATTGCGAAGCTGTACCGTGAGGCTGGGAAAGAGCTGCAAGCTACCATCGACGCGTATTTTGAGCAATTCAAAAAGCGCGACGAGGAAATGAAAGCTCTGATCGGCACCGTGCAAAACGGTAAGGAATGGACGGAGGCCGACTATAAGCAATGGCGGCTGAACCAGATCGGGCGTGGGGAACGCTATCAGGCCATGCGTGACAGGGTGGCGCACCGCGTGACCGATGCAAACGCTGTGGCGGTGTCTTACACCAATGATGCTACTCCTGGTATCTATTCCCTCAACCGCAACTATGCGGCGTATACCATCGAGAGTGTGGCTGGGGACGTGGGCTTTGACCTGTGGGACGAGCAGACGGTGAAACGCCTAATCGTGGAGCAACCGGGGTTGATGCCGTACTATCCAAAGGACAGAGCACTGAAACGCGGGATCGATCTCGCATACGGCAAGAGGCAAATTACGGCCAGTGTCACCAGCTCCATCTTACAGGGGTTGAGTATCAAGCGCATGGCGGATGACTTGCAAAAGCGGATCACCACCATGAGCCGGGATTCCGCCATCCGCACGGCCAGAACTGCCGTGACCGGAGCGCAGAACGCCGGACGCATGGACAGCTACGCGGCGGCGGAGAAGATGGGCATTAAGCTCAAGAAACAATGGCTTGCGACGCTGGACGGCAGAACGCGACACGCCCACGCCATGTTAGACGGCCAGACGGTGGACATTGACAAGCCGTTTAAAGTCGATGGTAACGAGATCATGTTTCCCGGCGATACTTCCGCACCCGGCTACCTCGTGTATAACTGCCGCTGTACGGTGCTTTCAGTCGTGGATGGCGTAGATACATCATACGGCCTGCGGAGAACACGCGACGGGCTTATATCCGACATGACATACGCACAGTGGGAAGCATCGAAGCAGGGATACAGTGGCAGACAGTTATCCACATATCACATGGGTAGCGAAAAATCTGAAAAGGATGTTACGAAGAAATACATAGATTCTGCTAATCCCCGCATGGGTAAGGTACGATACGAAAACGGATATCACATAAAGGGGCACAAGACCGAAATCGAAATTGCAAACCAACTCAGAGATCAATTCGGCGGGAAGTTCGTGCTACTGAAAGAATCGCAGACGCCAGGTATGAAAATGCCAGACATGCTGTGGAAAGGGAAGCAATGGGAAATAAAGTCGATTTCCACAGAAAAAGCCGCAGATAGCGCTCTGCGCAAAGCGATAAAGCAGATACACGGGAACCAAGGCGGAGTGATTTTTGATGTCGCCGATGGGATTGATAAGCAAAAACTAATTGATGTATTGGATGCGAGAGCAACAAGAAGCAAATCGTTTAATGCAGATATAATTGCGTTGCATAACGGGTCTGTCCTTTTTGCGCGGCGATATAAAAAATGAGGCAACCCCCCACCAGAACGGGCGGAGGATTACCTCGATAAAACGGAAACATGAGTTTCCTCATAGGTAGTATATGCAATTTCCGTAAAATAGTCAAGAGGGTTTTGAAAATGAGCGTTGAAATCCAAGACCACAGCGCGGAGGTTTCTGCTGAGATCAAAGCGGCACTGCTGCGGGGCCTTGAAAAGATCGGGCTGGTGGCAGAGGGATATGCGAAAAAGCTGTGCCCCGTTGACACCGGCAATCTGCGCAACAGCATTACCCATGTGGTAGACGAAGGTGGTGATGCGGTTTACATAGGCACCAACAGCGAGTATGGGGCCTATGTGATACACAAGCGGAACTTGGCACAGGAAAGTATTATCCGGGTGGCAGGCCGAATCCTTGGGTATATCAAGATGCAAAGGGACAATTTCACCTTACGCATGGGCAACGTGCCCAACCATACCTAAAGCCATCTGCAGCGGACCATTTGAGCCAGTACAAACAAATCATAGAATCTG